AATGTAACAACACCATACAATTATGATATTGGTTTCTACAGTGCGTTCACTGGCGTAGGTCTAGGTACAATCAACCAATACCAACATACTAGCGTATTCCGTGATCCTACAGATAACACTTGGAAATTTGTAAGTAACCTGGCAGAGCCAAGTGCAAGCTATATCACGCTTGATGGTACTACTGTTTACGATCCAATTAAAGCTGGTAACTTAAACTTAGTTAATACAACAGCCGCAACTACAACAGGCACTGGTGCTTTAATTGTAGCAGGCGGTGCTGGTATCGGCGGAACACTAGTAGCAGGACAACTAAACAGTACAGGTAACGTACTAGGTCAAGCTGCAACATTTAACGCATTAACAATTAATGGCAATGAAACAATTACTGGTTACTTGAATGTAACTGGTAACGTAATGACAGCACAACTAAATGCAGGTCAAATTAATACTACAGGTAACGTATTAGCTACTGCCGGTGTATTTAATGCACTAACAGTTAATGGTAATGAGTCAGTAACTGGTTACTTGAATGTAACTGGTAATATTTTAGGTGCTAGTGGCACATTAAGTGGTTTGACAGTTAATGGAGCAACAACACAAAATGGTACATTAACAGTATCAAGTGGCTTTATTAACTCCTCAGGCAACATTTTAGCAACTGCTGGCACATTCAACGCATTGACAGTCAATGGTAATGAATCAGTAACTGGTTACTTGAATGTAACTGGTAACGTAATGGCTGCCGTGGTAACTGCAAGTCAACTAAACACTACTGGTAACGTGCTAGCTACAGCAGGTGTGTTTAACGCACTTACTGTAAATGGTAATGAATCAGTAACTGGCTATTTAAATGTAACTGGTAACGTAATGGCTGCAGTGGTAACTGCAAGTCAATTGAATACCTCAGGTAACGTTATTGCACAAAATGGTGTATTAAATGGATTAACAGTAAATGGAAATGAAACTATTAGTGGCTACATTAATGCCGCAGGTAATATTTCAACTCCACAACTAAATGCAGGTCAAATTAACACAACTGGTAACGTTTTAGCAACAGCAGGTGTGTTTAACGCAATGACAGTTAACGGTAATGAGTCAGTAACTGGTTATTTGAATGTAACTGGTAATGTGTTGGCTACACGTGTAGATGCTACAGTGCTTGCTGCTACAGGTGTTATTTGGGCAAACTCCACTACAGATACAACATCAACTACAACTGGTGCAATTATTACACAAGGTGGTATTAGTGCCGCTGGTAATATCTACGCTGGTAAAAACATCTATGTTGGCAGAGCGACTGCATTTAGTATAGCATTAAACTACCCAACAGTAGTAGCAGTTGATAACGGATCAACATACGCACAAATGGCTATATTGAACACTGCTAATACAGGTTCAGCAGACTACGCTGCATACTCAAGCGCAGGTAACGACACTGCTGGTTGGGCAGACATGGGCTTCACCGGCAATGCGTTTAATGATGGCAACTACACAATTACTAAACCAAACGATGGTTACTTTTTTGTTAAGCCGGAAAGCAGTACATGGGGTGGTAACTTAGTTCTAGCAACTAGCCAAACAGGTAACTTTAACGATATTGTATTTGGTGTTGGTAGCTTCCAAAGCACAGCAGAAGTTATGCGCTTCCATAGTAACGTGAGCAATAACGGTAATGCTTGGTTGAAATATACTACTGTAAGTACAACAACTAACACTGGTGCGCTACGTGTAGACGGTGGGGTTGGTATAGCTGGCAATGTACGTGCAGGTGGTGGCGCTGTGTTTAACAGCACACAAGGACATGATCCATTTGTAGTAATGGGTTCTACAACCACTGGATTAATCTACGCAGATCCAAACAATGCAGCAGTTACAGTGGGCGGTGGTGGCTACAACGGCACAGGCAGTGTAAGCACAACACCTGGTGCATCATTTAAAGTACAATCAACAGACTCAATGATGGTACCTGTAGGTACAACAGCGCAACGTCCAAGCGGTGGTGGCGGTAACGTTGACGTAGCAGGTATGATGCGTTTTAACTCCACAGTTTCACAGTTAGAATTTTACGATGGTAGCCAATGGCAGACAGCAGGTTCTGTGTTTACTGTTATTAGTGATCGTCAATTCTCAGGTAATTCAGGAGCATATGGTCACGTAGACGGTACTAACACATCCTTTACCTTGCAAGCAAGTTCGACAACTAGTGCCACAATCGTAAGTATTAATGGTGTGATACAATTCCCAGTACTGGCGTATTCAGTAAGCGGATCAACATTGACATTTACAGAACCGCCGGCACCAGATGATGTAATTGACGCTCGTGTACTAGCAACTACTACTGTAGTATCATCAATTACTAGTGGTAACGGCCTAAATCAATTCTTATGTGATGCGAGCGGATCACAAATTTGGTCAGGTACTAATGCATCAGGTACAATTGAACGTATCAACGTTGATACCTCAGGTAACTTTAACTACCTAACAGGCAATAAAGTTACATACACACAACCAGTGGTTAATATTCCAACAGCAAGTACTCCTGTAGTAATTGATACATTCCCAACATCAAGTTATACAACAGCCAAGTATATTGTGCAGGTTAAAACTGGAAATACAGCAGAAGCAGCAGAGATATTATTAACTCAAGATACTGTTACTCCATACTTAACAACATATGGTGTAGTTGGTAATATAATGGGTGTATTCTCATGTAGCATTAGTTCTGGCAACGTTAACCTTTACTATACAAGTAATAGTCTGACAAATAGTAATGTTAAAGTAATGACAACTTATATTGTATAAAGGTAATCAATGATACACGTAAATAAAAAGTTCCGTAGAGGTTATGTAGGCGAAGAAATCATTGTTGAACGTAGACTAGAGGACAGTATGTGGAAAACAACCACAGAAACTGTTCCTAGTGGTATTACCAACAGACAGATTTCTAACACAGCTATTGTAATAGGCAATGGAACTAATCGTTTAGGATTTGATCTACAGAATTTTAAAAAGCCTAGCGGATTATTAGGGTCAAGAACTGTACAAACCTATGGGTGTAACGCACTTTATAGAGATTTTGAACCAGATTTTTTAGTAGCGGTGGGTAATAATGGTATTGTAGCTGAAATAGCAAATGGCACATATACACAAGGACATATTGTTTATTCTAGTGCTATTCACTTATTAGAACATCCTGGCAAATTTTATCTAATCCCGTACGATATCTATGCGGATGCTGGTACTACTGCGGCTTACATTGCGGCATTTGACGAGCATAAAAAGATATACCTAATAGGATTTGATGGTCACGAAGCAGGTTGGAATAACAATGTCTATGCTGGCACTGCTGGATACGATGCTAATGATTTTGAAATTGATCACAGCGAATGGTTAACAAATCATAAAGCATTATTCGATACCTACGATGACGTAGATTGGGTCTGGGTTACACCGGCGGGTAGCAATCCTATTCCAGAACAATTAAAATCTTGTTTAAATTTTAGACAAATTAATTTTAGAAATCTTGTATTAGAGTGCGACCTATAAGACCGCTTCTAACGTCTTAATTTTATCTACAACACTTGAAAAATTGATAGTACGCCAAACTCCTGGGTGCAGGGGTTTTGGATGATCCTCTAGACCTACCCAACAAAATCCACGATGCTCGTTGTTAAGTACAGGTACAAATTCATCATCAATGGCTATTAAAAACGTGTGATATGAGAATTTATTATTGTCGCTAGTGAACTTTTCAATCGGAATAACTTTAGTGTTTGAGAAATCGTAGCCTAGTTCCTCGTCGAGTTCTCTATATAAGCTAGACAGTAAATGTTCACCAGCTTCGATGCCGCCCCCGGCTAATCCCCAGGTTCCTGCATATTTTTTAGTATTGCGTAGTAAGAAAAGGTAACGTTGAGTACTAATACTATATATGAATGTGCCTACACCTTCTATAATACCAGAGTCCACAGGCCCTCTTTGTACTCGCCCTCGTAACTTTTTAACCATTGAACACCATTCCATTTGTATTGAGTACCTGTAGTCAGGTTACTTACATATTGTAAACTCTGATCAGTCTGACTGTCAAATATTACTGTCCAGTGCGACCCATTGTATTCTATAATATCGTTAGCATGTGCTACTAGATCTTGACCATCTGCGCCACGCCAAGCAATAGCGCCATAGCCCGTAGGGTTAGCGTAACTACCGATGTCTTCTAAAATCAAATAGCTAGTACCACTAACAGCAGAAATACTGTTAGGATTTACAGTGCTAGGGTTAATAATGGCATTGATAGCAGATAGAGTATTACCTGGTTTAGTATCTACGTCGACATTAAAGATTAATAAAGTATCATCGGTTGGATGATAGCTTACAGTGCCAATAACTTCAGTGATGCCATCTTCTTGTAGAAGTCTAACTTGACTAATACCATTGTTTAGTTCACCGTAGACGTTGATTAGACTACGCCAACTGTCTTTAGTACCAATTTTAGTTTGTGTTTGTGTAGTGGGATCTCTAGGATCTGCAAATTCGCTGATCTTTAATAGAGTTAAGGTATTGCCAATTAGCAATGTGCCATACATCATAGGTGTAAAGTACTGACGAGCACCTAAAAGATTACCATCATTTAGCACAGCATCGCTTAAGTTGCCATCACCATCGTGTATGTTAGCAATAATCTTTTGAATAACGCCAAGTTTTTTAACCTTAGCTGGGGTACTAATCCACACAGGTAGTTTAAATGTAAGTGTAGCAACATCGATTGGGTTTTCTGTACCAATCGGAACGCTACGGCTAGTCCAATTTGGGCTTTCTAAATAAACAACACTGAGGCTAGTCCAGTCGATATAGTTATCAGTTGACTGAATCTCTAGTGCAGGATTGAATAATGGAATAATTTGTTCTAATAGTTGTAGCTTTTGTTTAGTGTTGCTAGTCCAAATGTCTACCTTAAGTTCTAAAGTATAAGGCACAGGCATCATACGTTCAATAGTAAAGGCATTGCCTTGACGATTTTCATATTCCTGGGTGTCTTCATTGTAATAACGTTCACGAATATTCATCTTGCCAACAAAGTCTGGCTGTTGAACACGATCACGATCATAGGTCATGGCATTAATATACACAGTCATTGCTGGCACAGTAGGTAGCATATTGCCGCCCGAGTTCTGATTGATAATAGTTTGTACTTGACGGCTACTATCACCCCAATAAACTGGAACACGTTGTAGAGTAGTATTACCGTTACGGTCCTTGCCAAACTCTACTTGAAACCCACTGAGCATACGAATAAACTGTGCCAAGAAGCGTTCTATCTGCCCATCGTAAAAAAACTGTTGACTTGCTACCATTATATGTTATCCGCTGAAGGACGTAAGGCTTGACTCAAGCTCTGACGTTCATTAACCACGTGTCTATAGACAGTGTATTCTAATAGATCACCGATTGCTAACACAGTAGATACAGTAAATGATACGTTTCCGCCAATGTTGTTTACAGTATTAGTTATAGGTAGACCGTTTAATTGTGTACGTACACCATATGTGCTAGCATAAGGTACTACAGTAAGTACAGTACCATATGGATTTACGTTACTTAGAGTAAATGATACAGTGGCTGCATTAGCTGAAGGAGTATATGGATTTGCTACACGTATAGCATCCCATGCTGCAGCATTGCCCATAAACTGGTTGGTATTGTTTATAAAGCCGCTAAGTTGAGTTGTATTTTGTGCGCCAGGTGTTAGGTTAGTTCTCACAGCATCTTCCACTTTAACCCAACGACGTCCATCGTAACGGAACAGTCTATTAGGTACATAATCTAAGCGTAGGTAGTAATCACCTTCGTGCGGGTTAAAAGGAAAGCTCAAGCCAGCGGCAACTGTAGCACCATTTGGTGGTAGACCGTCGCCAGTTAGGTAACCT